GGCGAGGGCTGAATAATGTCGAACCTGGGAACACTCACGCTAGACGTGAACGCAAACACGGGACCATTCACGCAGAAGCTGAAGCGGGCGAAAACGGAGACACACGGATTCAGTAGGGCTATTCGCGGCAATGCTGGCGGGGCAATGAGGTCTATGGCTCGCGGAATGACGAGCCTCGGAAAGGCGGCTGGAAGGCTGACTCTGAAGATGGGCGCATTAGGCGCGGCGGCAGCGGCTGGCCTGGCCGTGTTCTCGATCAAGGCTGCCGCCGATCTCGAATCGACAACAGTCGCATTCAGGACGATGCTTGGCTCAGCCCAGAAAGCCGATAAGGTCGTTAGTGGTCTGTTCGACTTCTCGACGAAGACGCCGTTCGAGCCTGATGAGGTATTCGCGGCGGGGCGGCGATTGCTTGCGACAGGCACCGGGACTGGTGAGCTTCACGGCGAGTTGAGAACGCTGGGCGACATCGCAGCAGGCTCGAATAGTGAGCTTGCTGACATCGTCGATATTTACAGCAAGATAAAGACCAAAGGCAAAGCGTCGATGGAGGAACTGAACCGGCTATCTGAGCGAGGCATCAACATCAATAAGGTGCTCGGCGAATCGCTCGGCAAGACTGGCGAAGAGATTAGTAAGATGGTTACGCAGGGCAAGATTAAGCTGCCTGAGATCCAAGCCGCATTTGAGAAACTAACTAGCGAAGGCGGGATGTTCTTTGACGCGATGTCTGCTCAGTCGAAAACGCTTAACGGATTATTTTCGACTCTCAAGGGCAACATTAAAAAGGCGGCGGCTGAATTTGGCACAGTGCTAACAAAAACAACCAACCTGAAGAATGTTGTAAAGGAGATAAGTGACGCAATCGCAGACGTGGACTGGAAAGCGTTCGGGGAGACATCGAGCGAAGGATTCTCTGCACTCCTGATCTCGATGCAGGCAATAGTCAAGGGAGTCGGGTTCGCGGTCGCCGGGTTTGAGAATTTGCAAGCCGCCATCGTGCGGACACAACTTGCGGGCGCCAAACTCGCTGAGTCTACAGATCCGACAGGCGGATATCTCTCGGGGCTGATGCCATTCGGTATGGTAGGTTCTACAGCGTCAGATCTCGTGGCGTCTTCCGAGGCCACACTGAAGGAATTGGAGGCCAAACGAGCAAAGAGCAGGGCTGCGCTCATTAAACTGGAAGAGGCTATGCAGAAAGCAGTTGACGCTTCGCTTGCTCCACCTCCACCGGCTAGAAAACTGAACATAGAAAGAATCGAAGCCGAAAGAGTCAAGACCTTGCGGCACGACAAGCCTATGCCGGAAACACCAAGCGACGCTCGCGTCGTAGGCTTGCTGGATAAGATCCTCGCAGAACTGAAGAACCCCAATATCGGCGTCCAGCGGCCGTCTTAAGGCTTTTGGGTAGTCTGCTTGAGGCTTTACAGACAATGCGAGACACGAGTGTCTTGTGTCTCAGTTTTTGTCGAAGTCCTTGTGTTCATTTCTTCCGGTTTCTTCCGGTTTCTTCCGGTTTATGGTGTTGACACTGTGCTTGGTTGTCGATAAGGTGTGTATATAAGACATCAACGCAACGGAGAACAACATGCACGCCAGCAAGACCAAAGCACCGAAACTGACCGCCGGAGCCGCTTACGGGATCGAGCACTTGGTCGCGCAAGACCTGGTGCAACGGATCGGCGAGCTGCTTTTCGACGACCCCGCGCTCGGCGACGACGAGCGGACGATCAACTGGGCCGACGTTGGCAGCCTTAGCGAAGTCAACAGGCGACTGTCCTCGATCGTCGCATTCCTCGAAGGCAACGAAGAGTAGCTACCGATTGAACTGCGGCGGATTCGTCCGCGGGCAGGACATCATCGACTACGCCGCGAAGATGTAGTCTCGTTTACTCAGGAGGTTCGGTAAATGGAAGTCAAGGGCAGAGTGCTCAAGAAAGCACCAGTCGGACGGTCGCCCATCTATCCTTGGGATAAATGGTGCGACGGTCAGTGGTGGGAAGTTAAGCCGATCGAGTTTCGCAAGACAGTGAGTCAGGTGAGGCAGTCGATCTACCAGCGAGCCCACCGAATGGGCCGAAAGGCTCAGGTCACTGTCACTCATAACAAGACGCGCCTCGCGTTTCAGTTTTACGACGAGGAGGAGGCTTAGCATGTTGAGTCTGACGAGGAAATCTGGCGAAGCAATCCGCGTAGCCATCGATGGCAAGGTGTTTACGGTCAAGGTTTCAAACATTCGCGGCGGCAAGGTCTGCTTGGGCATCGACGCTCCGCAGGAGTTTCGTATCGCACGCGACGAGTTGCCGCCGATGCGGCAGCATCCAGCAGCCTAGTCAAGGACGTTGAACGGACTCACACGCCGCAGCGGGTGCGACGGAGTCGCAAACGCAACCCGCTGCGTGGTTCTTACTCGGAGGCAATCAGGATGCCATTAGTTCTTACGTCGTCGGCCATTGCAATCGGCGTTGCCATTGGCCTCACCGTTGCGTGCTGGATCGAACGGAACGAAGGATGAACTTGACGATACATGCGTGAGATAGACGCGCATGCCCGTCGCCGCTCGGCTTGTCGCAGGGCTGGTGGCGGGATCATACAAGGAGGGCTGTACGGGTGTGGATATTAAGCGAAGAAGAGGTGAACGAATTACGAGAATGGTGCGCTAAATACGGATCGGGTAACTGCTGGACGGGAACTAGCGGGCGGATTGCCTTGCTGATAATGAAGATACTAAAGGAGTCGGAGCAGTGATATATCAGGAGTTTCTAGATTCAAAGGCTCATCTAGAGGGCGATTTCGGATTTGATCCGATATGGCTTCCTGACTTTCTTTACGACTTTCAAAAGCACTTAGTCGAGTGGTCGGTACGTAAAGGCAGGTCGGCGGTCTTCGCTGATTGCGGACTCGGCAAGACTCCGATGCAGTTAGTGATAGCTGAGAATACTGTCCGCAAGACTAACGGGAGGGTATTGCTGCTTACGCCTCTGGCTGTTTCGTATCAAACGCTTAAAGAGGCGGCGAAGTTCGGCGTTGAAGCGGTGAGGGCGAAGGACGGAAGGTTTGCTGCATCCGCCAAGATAGTCATCGCGAACTATCAGCAGCTTCACAAATTCGACTCTTCTGATTTCTGTATGCTCATTTGCGACGAGTCAAGCGTGATTAAATCAGACGATGCGGTGACCACTAAGTCAGTGAGGGAGTTTAGCCGTTCGATGAAGTATCGATTCCTTTGCACTGCTACACCATCACCGAATGACTTCCATGAGTTAGGTACGTCTTCGGAGACTCTTGGGGAGCTGGGATACAGGGATATGATTGGCCGATTCTTCAAGCAGGAGACAGGAAAGGATCACCGTGGATGGGGCAGAGTTAAGTACAGATTTAAGGGGCATGCCGGGCAGCCGTTCTGGCGATGGGTATGCTCATGGGCCAGGGCATGCCGGAAGCCTTCCGACTTAGGATTTGAGGATGGCGAGTTCGTTCTACCGGAACTGGAAGAGCGAGAGATAATTATCGACTGCAATAAGCCCATGCCTGGACATCTATTTGCTCGGCCTCCTACTAACATGAGAGAGCACAGATTTGAGCGTCGGGAGTCTCTGGTAGAGCGGTGCGAGCGAGCGGCGGCGGAGATCATCGGGCACGACGGATATTCTCTTTCATGGTGCCATCTGAATCCCGAAGCTGACCTAGTTGAGGAACTGGTGCCTGATGCGGTGCAGGTTAGCGGTTCTATGCCGGATGACCAGAAGGAAGAGCGATTGCTGGCTTTCACATCAGGCGAGATTAAGACCCTAGTAACCAAGCCTAAGATAGGCTGCTGGGGACTCAACTGGCAGCACTGCCATCATCAAGTAATGTTCCCTAGCGACTCGTTCGAGCAGTACTACCAGGCAGTCCGGCGGTCATTGCGATTCGGCCAAGTTCACGACGTGACGATTAAGATAATCACGACCGAAGGCGGCCGTGGCGTTCTGGCGAACTTGCAACGGAAGTCGATGCAATCGGAGGGGATGTTTAGATCACTGTCTAAGTTTATGAATGAAGAAACTCGAATCAGCCGCACTCAGTATGCCGGTGAAGAAGAGAGGATTCCTGAATGGCTACGTTAGATCAGGTCGCCACCGGTCAATACGCGATATTTCACGGTGACTCGGCCGAAGTATTGCAGTCGATGCCTAGCGAGTCGGTACATCTTTCCATCTACTCGCCGCCGTTCGCCAGCGACGGAGGGGGGTGCCTGTTTAACTACTCGTCTTCTGATCGCGACCTATCGAACTGTCGGACATATGAGGAGTTTTTCGATCACTACGAGTTTATCGTTTCGGAGATCGCGAGGCTGACTCTACCTGGCCGCATATCCGCAGTTCACTGCATGGACACTCCCAAAGATGGCGCGAATATCTGCGGGTATCAAGACTTCCCAGGCGACATCATCAAGCTGCATGAGAAACACGGATTTGAGTACACGCCTCGAATCTGCATATGGAAAGAGCCTCTAGCGGTCCGCAATCGAACTATGACGAAAGCCCTGGCTCATCGGCAAACGGTAGACGACTGTTGTCAGGTAAACGTAGCTGCTTCGGACTACCTGATACCGTTCAGGAAGAAAGGAGATAACCCCATTCCGGTTACGCATCCGACAGGCTTTAGCGAGTATCACGGGAGCAGTGAAATACCGGAAGAGTTAAAGCGGTTCAGGCGATGGAAAGGAAAGCAAACGGAAAATAGATACTCTCATTGGATTTGGCAAAACTATGCGTCTGGGGTATGGGACGATATCCGAGGGAATATGGGGAATGCCAAGGCGGATAAGGGGTCGGTTCTGGCGTACAAGGAAACGAAAGTAGAGGGCGACGAGCGGCACATGCACCCATTGCAGCTTGACGTAATAAGTCGAGCGGTCGATCTATGGACTAATACAGGCGAGACAGTATTGACTCCATTTATGGGAGTCGGGTCGGAGGTGTATGGGGCTGTTGTTAACGGCCGTAGAGGGGTTGGCATCGAACTTAAGCAAGCATACTACCGGCAGGCCGTAAGACACATGGAGAGCGCTACAGGCGACGATCCGCCAGAACAGGGAAGTCTATTCTAGTCAGACTCCGATCTGATCATACAAGGAGGGGCAATCGATGGATTCGGTCAACGTGATTTTACTCACTAAAGGCAAAGAGAAGTGGTTCTTTGTGTACGAGGACGGGCTCGAGGCTGACGTGTTGAGATTGCTCGGACGCTACGCCAGCAACCCCGATCTCGATTTCACTTGGTACGACGCTGCTGCTCTCAGTCTAAAGGTCAGGGCGAATGAAGATTTGGCAAACGATACCGGCCCGGACGACATCAGTACGTTTGACGCCGGGCCAGCGGTACTCGGCCCACAAGCCTCGCGATTCAGACTTCCAGGGTGACGCGATGAAACAAACGAGCATGTTTGGCGAGTTCGAGCAGCAGCGACTGACCGAACAGGCAGCAGTCGAGTCCGCGCCGTATCAGTCGCATTCGCTCGAAAGTAAAGATGCGGCCGAGTCGATCCTGCCAGCGGCAGGGACTCTCAGACGGCGCGTCTACGACTTCATCGCAATGTGCGGGAAGTTCGGGGCGACAGACGAAGAGGTACAAACCGCACTAAGCATGAACCCATCAACGCAGCGACCGAGACGAATTGAATTGGCACAGGCTCGCTGCATCGTGGCGAACGGACATCGGAAGACGAAGAGCGGGCGAAATGCGACTGTCTGGAGGGTTACAGGTGCAATTCAAGCCGAGTGATGTGGTTCGCACTGGAAACGCAAGGGCGATCGTGATTGAGGACAGAGGCGAGCGACTGTTCGTTGTCGGAATGGTCGGCAAGTTCGGGCCGTTTAGGCAGCATTGGATCAAACGGATTAATGGCAAGGATGTGATTACGAATGACACCACTCGATACAGCAAAGCAAAGCGTCAGCAGCGAAGACCGGCCATTTCAAGCGGCGATGATTCGCGGAATGCTTGATGCGTATGACGCGCGATGGGGCGACATTCAATCGGACATCAATGTTCGAGAGATCGAGAAACAATACTACTCGGACCTGCCGAACGTCCGCTCTAACGGACGCTCGCGCACGTTTCGACTTGCGGGCAAACTCGACAAACTGACCGAAGAGAATCAGACGGTCACGCTCACCGACCACAAAACTACTCAATCGGATATTGAAGATCCGAATTCGTCGTACTGGCGGCAGATCGAAGTCGAGGGGCAGCCTAATCAATACGAGCTACTCTTGCTCGCAAACGGCATCAAGGTCGATCAGGTGATTTGGGACGTAGCTCGCAAGCCAGGGATCAAGCCGAAGGCAATCGCAAAGAAGGATGTCGCTGAGTTGGCATCGCTTCATACTTATTGCGGTCAGCGTATCGAGTGCGAAGCGTTCGAGGGAATGAAAGAGACGCCGGAGCTGTTCGAGTTGCGCGTAGCTCAAACACTAACGGTGCAAGGTGAGAAATACTTTCAACGGCGATCGGCAAAGCGGACCCGAAGCGAGTTGGCTGAGTACGCGACCGAACTCTGGGACATCAGCCAAGAGATCATCTCGGCGCGTCGGCTGAATCGTTGGTATCGGAACTCTGGCGCCTGCATGCTCTACGGCTCGCCCTGCCAGTATCTGGGTATCTGCTCAGGTGCAGACACGCCCGATAGCGACCGCTGGGAACGCAAGGAGTCGGTACACGAAGAACTGGAAGTTGACGGCGACGGTCGTGACCTGCTGACTAATTCTCGGGTGCGATGCTTTCAAACCTGCCGCCGCAAGCATTTCTATCAATACGAACTTGGAATTAAGAGAGTCGAAGTTGAGGACCGCGAACCGCTCATCTTCGGTACAGCGTGGCATGCGGCGATGGATTGCTTCTGGGAGGCAAAGAACATGGAGAGGATAGAAAATGAACGTAGGTGACAAGATTGGCAAGCTGGAACTTGTTGGCAAACCGTTTCATATGACAACAGGAAACCGCATGCGACTTCACGGAATGTTTCGTTGCGATTGCGGACTGGAGAAGGTCATCAATATTGACAGTGTGCGATCTAAAAACACTCGCAGTTGCGGGTGTCTATTGCGAGAGAGGTTGACGACGCATGGAGTAGCTACGCATCGACTCTATATCACTTGGACATCAATGGTCAGGCGATGCACGAACGAAACGGACAAACGATTCGAGAGCTATGGGGGGCGAGGAATTTCAGTTTGCAGTGAGTGGCACGACCCAAGAGTATTTGTTGATTGGGGTAAACGAAACGGCTGGAAGCCAGGGCTTCAGATAGACCGAATTGACAATGACGGTCACTACGAACCATGCAACTGTCGCTTTGTGACACCCGAAGCCAATGCAAATAACAGGCGAGACAATGTTTGGGTTGACGCCTTTGGCGAACGAAAGACCGTAGCTCAATGGCTGCGAGACCCTCGCTGTTCTGTTGCTAGAGAGACGCTTTACCACCGCATTCAACGCGGTGTTTCGGCTGAAGAGGCGATTACCAATCCAGCCAATTAACATCCTCGAAGAAAGGTTACTGAATGAACACAGCAACGAAGAATCGGCCAGCGAGGTCGTCTGACATGCTGCGGGACTTCCTAAGCGAAGTCAGTACGGAAGTTAAAGAGAGGCCATCAGCGAGCGTGATGTACGCGCCGCCAGGTCTCGGCAAGACATCATTTGGGGCAGCAATCCCTGGCGCCGTCTTCCTAATCGACGCTCAAGAGCTGGGTATCGAGACGCTGAAGCGATCCGGCCAGGTGCCGGGTGAGATCCCTGTGCTGCCCATCGCGCAAGACTGGGCGATGGTATTGGCGATTCTCAAGCAACTCGCCACGTCCAAGCACAAATACAAAGCGTTGATCATCGACACGATTGGCGGGATCGAGCGGCTTTGCCATCAGTTCGTGTGCGACACCATGTACGGCGGCAACTGGGGCGAGAAGGGGTTTGCTGGTTACGGTCGCGGGTACGAGTCGGCATTGCCTGAATGGCGGACGCTGCTCAACGCTCTTGACGATTGCCGCGACTCCGGTCTGTCAATCGTCTGCCTCACTCATTCGATTGTGAAGCCTCACAAGAACCCGCTTGGTGAGGACTACGATCGCTTCGTACCTGACCTGCATCACAAGACGTGGAATCTGACCCATCGCTGGGCCGATATGGTTCTGTTCGGCAACTATCACGTCGAGGTTGACGACAGCGGTTCTCGGGCGAAAGGCAAAGGCGGGCACGACCGTGTCTTACACACCGAGTATTCGGCGGCATTCGAGGCGAAGAATCGCCACGGGCTGCCTGAAGAAATCTCGATGGGCGACAGCGGCAAAGCGGCGTGGGCGAATCTGGTAACAGCAATGAAGGAGGCGCGGAACTAATGGCACACTACGAAAAAGGACAATACGACTGCCAGATTCATTCTCACTACTTCGGTGAGTCCAAGCTGAAGAAGACCCCGTTCTTGGCGTTTCGATTCACACCGGCGGGAGGGGAGTACGAGAGAGAGGTTCTGCTGTACCTGACTCCCAATACGGTTGATCGAGCGATTGCGATTTTGCGGGAGATGGGTTGGCATGGCTCGCGATTCTCGGAGTTGGATCACGTCAGCTTTAACGGCAAGCTCGTAGTGCTTGATTGCACTCACGAACACTCGAATGGGAACGATTACGACAGGTGGGAGTTCCCTCGTCCGAAGTCCGAGAATGGATCGGTTAACGATCCTGCCGTTGCTAAGAAACTCGATGCGCTGTTCGGGAGCGAGCTGAAGAAGACCGCGACAGCGAAGGCGGCTGAGACGGTACC